CCTAGAGCGCGTGTTTCTTCTAGGCTTAACTTCATCTTATCGCGCTCAAGAATAGAAGTAAGACCCTTGAGAATATCCCCCATCTCATGTTCCATGATAATGCGAGAGAAGTCAGAGATAGCAGAGAACCCAGCAGATCCAAGATAATTCATATACGCTAGATCCTTAACCATCTGCGCAGCCTTGAAGTCAATGCGATCAAAGTTATGAACAGGACTACCAACAATGCGATCATACATGTGAACAAAGTCACGGCGGTATGCATTAATCTCTTTCTGAGAATTACCAGCCATAATCATTTCGTCTTCAAGATCATCAAGAACTTCTGCAATGGACTTGTTCCCAAACATCTTGTTAAACTGATAAACACCCGCAGTTCTGTGAGTGTAAGCTTTCATAATCGCAATAGGATCCTGAACAATAAAGTCATAGACCAAACGGTTAGGAATATCTAATTCACGATGGCGCAGGTGCTTAGACTTACCAAATCCATACGCAATGTTTTCTGGGTGCAAAGTATCTTTAAGGCCAAGAATACCATCAACAGTTTCTTTTGCTCGAGCAGCGGTAGCTTCATCACTCGGGTCTAGCTCAACTCGAGTAAACTTACCGCCCTCTCTTTTGTACACAACAGGATTATTCTTATACCAATCAGCAATAATCTTTTCTAACTCAGCGCGGTTCTTGCGGATCTTGTTTGTATCCCAATAACGAGGCATGAACACATCCTCATTGGCTGGGTTTATGGACACATCAGCCAAGCTCTCTACCGACATCTTGTTTTCTTCGATAGCTTGCTCAAATCTTAGAATCTTTTGTTCTTTTCGCTCTCGGATCTCCATAGGATTCCGACCAGTTTTCCTTTCCCACTTAACTAGCTTGCCTTCCTTCATAAGTGTTTCCCACTTCTCAAGGTCTTTCTTAGCTGCATCTAGTTTGTATTCTTGCTCTCGGACTTTCTTTTCTAAGTTACGACGAGAACCAATAAGGCCAATGTCCTCAAGCCGATCTTCCCAGCGCTTGTAAAACTTGTTCATAATATCAATAGCCTGACCTTCCATCTCATTGTCAGGCGCTAAACCATTAATACGCTTACGGCTCACTTCTCTTAACCAAGTGCCGTATGTTCTATCTTTGCCAGTTTTAATCTTAGATCCGCGTTCAAAAATGTCCGCAACATTGATACCCATTGGCCTTGCTGCGCCTTCCTCAAAGCCTAAAGTCTTAGACCAAAGATCAGTAAACGCGCGATCAGCCTGAACCCACTCACCTTCCATGATGACTGACTTCTGATACACAGATGGATCAGAAGACATAGCAAACTTATTCATAGCTAAAGCAAAGCCACTGTCATGACCTAGTTTTAACATTGCAGCTTTTCCGCTATTTATAATTTTAGACTGCAAAACTCGTTTCATTGGAGTTGTAACAGCTTTAAAGAATGGACTATCTACAAAGATATTAGGTGCAATGTCATACATATCAGATGCGCCACCAGCATCCTCAATAGATCTTAGTGCGCGTTCATGTTTGTTTACAGATATGGTTGCTTCTGCCTGATTAATCTTACCAAGAAGCGAAGCTGTTTCGTCGTTTAAATTATCCAACTCATCAGCAGTAAGGCCAGAGCGATCTGTTTCGTTTATTTCTTTTAGCCGACTTTCATAACCAAAAATATTCTGTTGTTCTGCATCTATAGCAGTACGGATGTCTTGGTCAGTAGCAGCCGCAAATGCACGTTCATCTCTCGGCGCTTTGTTAAGAACATCAGCAGGGGAAAGCGAAGATACATCTTCAGATACACCAGCCGCTTCCATAAACTCTTTGTGTGATTGCTCAGTCTTTCTAAACGCCTCCGCACGACGAGTCACGGGAATACTAATTGCGCCGTTAATTAGACCGCCAAACACCGCAGTTGCGCCAACATTCAACGCAACCTCAGATGTAGTACCAAGGGGATCAAACGGTGCGCGAATAGCTTCTAATCCAACTTGAGCAGTACCCGCAGCCAACGCACCTCGACCAGCAGATTTTAATATCCCAATAGCAGGGCCACCGAAAGGCAAAGCAATAAGATTAACAGGATCAAAGAAACCAGCGCCAACATTTGTCCAGAACCCAGCAGCCGCCATAGTCTCACGGCGCTTCATGTTTTCATCTAATTGATTTTTAAGAACGCTCATATGCTCTGCATTCTTTGCGTGAGCAAGTGTTTGTATGTAGTCCTCATAACCTACCATGTCTGGACGAGGATCATATGTAGGATCAAACTCAACATCAGAGTATGTATTGACGTTGCTTATGTAATCAATGATTGGCCTGTAGCTGTAACCAAGCTGTGCGCCTATAACCTCACCAAATGTGGGATCCTGTTGTTCTACATCTAAAGCATTGAATGGCCCAATCTGGTTTGTTGCAAACCTAATATCTACTGCCATTATCTAAATCCTCCAGACATAAACCCGCCGCCGCTAAAGAAAGATCTTGGTGTATCTTTAGATATTACCGATTGATCTGCGGATCCTCGCATCTCAATAATGTCTTCCATTGTTAGATTATCTAGGCTTACACTTATACCTTTACCCTCTGCGAATGCAGCAACATCAGCCTCAGAAGTTGAGAAGGCAAACGGCATATTGTTCATCTTAGGATTAGGAATCGGAACTAAAAGCCCACCCTGCCTTTTAACAGCCAAGTAAGTTACGCCGCCATTATACACACCCATCGGCATTAGGAATGCTCTGTCTTCAATCTGATCGTCTAGTGGCTTCATAGATATTCTAGGCCCACCAAGCTCATTGTTTACTTTCCTAATAAAGAAGTCTTGAACTTCTTCATCATTGAAGACTGCATTGAGCGCATAACGAGATCGATCACCAGTTCGTGAGCCACGATCAAGAACATAACCTTGAGTCTTTACAAACGACCTGTCGTAAAAATTCTTTAACTTTGTTTTAATTGTTTCAGCATCAAGGCTAGAGAAAAGATAATCAGCTAATGGAACTAAAGTGTTTATGGCTTCTGCATTCTGGGCGGCATCTTCAACCGCTGCCATTACAAACTCAGTAGTGTCGATCCCATTTGGATTTTTAGACTTAACCGCTTTTGCAAATGCTCTCCGTCTTGTGACTGCAAAGCCATCATCACGTTCATTGTCTGCCATTTGCGCTGCAACAGCACCAATCTCATCACCAGTGCTATAGTGTATTTGAGCAATAGCTTCTAACTTAGAAATGGTATCGTCAGGCAATCCTTTAAATGCATTTACAATTGCATTGCCTCGAGGTTGGTTTGCCATCTGCGAATAGAAAGTAAGAACATTCTTTGCGGCTTCTGCGCTACCTTGGAAGCTACCGCCAGCAAGATCTTCTAATGAAGTTTTTAATGTCGCAGGTAGAACCCCAGACATTGTTGACTTAAACAAGAACTGAGCCGCAGGGTTAGCAGGGTTGAACATCTCTGAGCTTTCAAAGAAGTTATCCATACCAGAGATTTGTAACAAGTAATCCTCAACAGTTTCGCTATCTGTTGTTGTTGGATTATTAATAATTTGGTTGCTACTTATATTTTTGATTAACGCTTTTTTATCAGCACCAGCTTTTAGATCTGCCTCAACTTTACTAAGAGAAACCTCTTTACGGTTAATGCTTGCGGCTACAGTTTCTCGATCTGAATAACCTAATGCAGAATCTACAGCATCTTTTAGTTCAGACGGAACACCGCGATCATCACCATTAAGGGCATACGCCGCTGCAAGTGCTAAATCTGATGAAGTAACTTTTCTGTTTTTTCCATCCTGACCAATAACATAACCGCGCATAACTTTGCTAACAAATGAAGAAGCGTATGCTGCATCTAGTTTTTTTTGTTCGTTTGCTTGCTCGACACCAGAAAGATGTTCATTTGCATTTATGAGGGATGATCCTCTTTTGTATGATTCTAGAATCCCCTCTGAAGCGCCGTTTATGTTATAAGATAATTCCCTATATACATCAGCTTTACTTGCCGCTTTAAATCTAGCAGTGTTTCGTACATCGTTTGATTGAAGATCAAGAATAAACTCCTCAATCCGTGCATCATCCTCAACAGGTACAGCAGTTCTAATTAAAGTATCTACAGCAGCTTTTGTTTTACCTTTTAGCTCACTTGTACTTTTGCGGTTGTATGCATCCAATATTCGCATACGCGCGTCTTCTGGACTGCCGCGATGATTGTCATATGCAACAACCAAAAGGTCTTGAGCAAGAGCGCCACGAATATCTTGTTTAGCTGAGTTAAGTTGAGCTTGGGTTAATCCAGAAGCAGGGTCTAAATACTTAGCGTCTAGTATTCCAAATGCAGAGTTTAGTTTTTCATCAATCAGATCTGCCATCTGACTAACTGGCATATCGCTACCAAATACAGCAGAGCCAAGATTCCCAGCAAGACCTACAGACTCATTTACAAAAGCATCAGTAACTAATTGTTCTACTGGCAGGTTTACTTGAAAGTCATTTGTAAGCTCTTGGACTTTTGCCTTTGCGGCTCGGGCTACACCATCAAGCGCCTCATAGTTAAGAACCTTAATATCCTTACCATCAGCACCCTTAACAGTGCGATACATATATTTTGTAGCGCTGTCATAAATCTCTCTAAGATCGTCTGGGAGATCTGATGGATCACCGTCAGAGAATGCTAATGCTAAGTTTGCTGCGCTGGTAGGATCTAAGCCTTCCATTGCACCAGTAATATACGCTTCACCATATACTGTTGAGCTTGCTTGCTGGGTTGCATCAGCAGCGCCATTCTTTAGCAAACGAGATGACTCAGCGTCTTTTGCACTCTCAACTGTTGCCTCTATAAGAGCAGATAAGTTCGCTTCAACTTGTGTGCGATTTGCACCCTCTGGCATCTTAGAGATATTCATAGCCATTTGACGAATAAGATCTTGTCTATCGTCAATGTTGGACAAAACAGATTGAGCAGTCTTTGCGCGATCCAAGCGGATCCGTTCTTGCATCATGTTTAACTTGGTTGCAGTGATGTACTGCGTACCAGTGTTCATAATGAAGTTTGTGTATGCTGTATCTTTGCCGTTAGACTTAGATCCTTCGATCATTGAGTCTAAGTATGAAGTCATTTGTTCTTCATACTTCTCAGGAGAATACGGATCATTCTCAAACTTTAGGGCAATCTCACCAGCTTTTTGTTTAATCTCATTTTCAATAGATTGCTGGAAGCGCTCATTAACTACGCGCTCATAGGCTTCAGCTTCAACATTACCCATAGCAAGCAGGGCAGTTATTCCATCAAGGGCTTCTGGCTTGCCTGTTTTTGGATTGATTGAGTTGATTCTGGTTGCATCCACTTGCTCTGCGCGTTCCGCACCAACACGCTTAGAAACATTTGCCAAATGCTTTATAGCAGTATTCGTTAGCGTTTGATTGGCTTGCGCTATCTGTTGATACATCTCAACTTCGCCAGTATTCATTCGGACTACACCGACAGGGCCAACGCTTTCGTACTGACGTTTTTCTCTGATTACTGGCATTTTTTATTTCCTAAGTTGATGTAGCTTTGAAGCTCATAAAGTCTGAAACACCTTGAGCAGCAGTCATTACTGGTGCAGATGTCAGGATATTACTCATGTTGCTCATGTAGTTTGCGTTGCCCGTTGCCCTAATACCAGCGGCTTTATTCTCACCATACTTCTTAGCAATAGATGCTTCGGTAATTCTCTTAGCAGATTCTAGTTCAGACGCACGTTCTATTGCTTGCAGGTCAGCACCAGCAAGCTCCCTGTTTCGTCGGAGAAAGGCATCAACAGATCTATCATCCCTACCCATAGCACTAAACTTAGCTATGTTTTGATTCTCTGTTTGTTGCATTTCAGCTAATCTTTGATTGCCCCTAGATATTGCTTGCGCTCTGCCTAAAAACATCTCGTTAATAAACTGGCGTGACTCTAGTTCACCAACTTCTTTAGCAACTCTAGCAGCTTCTTCTGATGCTTTCTTTTGCGCATTTGCTGAACTCATAGATGAAGCCAAACCAGCAACAGCAATACCAGTAGCAAGACTACCTGTAGCTGCTCCAGCAGCCGCGCCAATAATTAAAGGTACTACCATTAGAAAGACACCTCCGCAGTTATGCCATTAACCTGACAGAATAATGGCGCAGTTTGGGTAACGGTAATCTGTGGATCCCGACTATACCCCATTAAATAAAACTCTTTCTTTCCAGTAACCGCCTGTCGTGGTTGGCTGAAGTCATTGTTTACCTTGCGGATAATTAACTTCTTATTATTAACTGACACAGAAAGAGTGTCATACAAGTCAAGTATAACGCTAGACAAGCTGCGAGGACGACCAGTTTCAGGCCCAAGGCTTGTCGTTACATCAATGGGATTGGTTTTTAGTTCTACATCAAAGCCAAATCCAGCCTGACAACTTGTAAGCGCTGCATCAACAGATGACACATCGATCTCACCGCCAGACACAGTAAACTTACCAAGATAATCTGTAGAGCTAACTACATCTACTTCTGCACCGTCTTGGAAGAAGTCAGACACATCAAAGACACCAGCCGTACCTGTGTACAAGTTGCCGCAGTCTAAGTTTATATTCTGGTTTAATTCAGCTAAGACAAAGCTCTGAGAGCCAGAACCAAGGTCAGTCTTGATAATAGTAAACACTCGGTTTTCTACAGAACAAACCGAATAGAAAGATCCTACAGTTTCAAAGTTAGTCCAACCAGCAATGCCCTCAACTCTATTCAAGTTATAGACTGCAATCTCTCCACTGTAGTTCTGAACAAATACAAATGACTCGGCAGTGTTTACAGCACCACTAATAACGCATTGCTGAACTGGATCCTTGATAAGATGGGAGGAGAGCAAGGAGATAGGATCAGCCTTATACGCCTGTTCAGAGTCGCTATAGACAAACTGCCGAATCATTTTGCCACCAATTTGCCCAAATATGGTAGCGCCGTAGAATGGTTGTGGTCGAATGTAGGTAGAGCCAAATGAAGTTTGACGCTTCACTCTGGCATTTGTTGGAGTAATTGGCTCATTCTGGAAAGTGGGAATATAAAACTCAGATCCAGCAGTAAAGATATGAATGTCACGATTAGAAACAAAGTGACGAATTGTTGCCACTTCACCAATACTCATAACAAGCTCAATGCTGTCATTGTCTTCTGCATTACCAATATCAAAGTTGTAATACAAACCAGACTTACTTGCCCATACCGTATCAGGTTGAGCAAGTGTTCCACCAAACCAAAGTCTATTCTCATGGAAGCCTACGGCTGCGGGATAACCTCGAAGTGCCGAGTAAGATTGCTCTGACCATTCTTGTGTTGGCGCATGTGTTACAATCTGTGGAATGCCACCACCATCTTCAGATGTGTTAGCAGCAGCACCAGCAGTTACTTTATATCTATTCTCGTCAATAACCTTAGTTATTGATCTGGTGCCATTAATCTGAGAAGCATTAATACCGCCAACTGTAGATGCATTCCGAATTGTAATGCTGTCGCCAACAGCCATACCGTGATGCACATGAGTAAACTCAATATCACTAGAGCTATCAACAGTGCGAATAGCATTGGCATCTAGCTCTACATACAATTCATCAACAACATTACCTGTTGCCTGAGTCGCAGATTGAACTGATGTAATGTAGATCTCAGCCTCATGAAATAACAATGTCGTTCCAACGTGCTTAGAGTCTAAGTAGTTACCACCAGTTTGAGTACCTGTTGTATCAAAGTAGTTTGCGCTTGTAGTAACTGTAATGCCAGTACCAGTAGTTGCCGATGGATCCAGCGTTACACCAGCGCTTTGGAATGAATAGTAAGGCTGATAAATTCGACCACCACCAGCTTGCAACTGAAAGTCAAACTCCTCAACCTGAAAGCTATTTAGGCCAGTACGAATAAGTTGCTGGCACATAAATGTATTGTGCGCCAAGAACATAATGTCACCGCCTTGAGCGTATGTAATCTCATGGATGTATGCTTCATCCCAAGGAAGCGCATCACCATTTACATCGGTTGTCAGGGTTGTCACCAATGTCAGGGTGCCATCAATCGGACTAATGAAGAATATCTCACACGCCTGATGTGATAACGCTATGATGTATTGCTCATCATCAGAAAAGATAAATGGTATTATGCGGATCTGTTGACGAATGTTTGTATCTTCAGAAAGCCCTGAAAACTTATGAATTGCTTGGAACCCGCCACGCTTAGATACCCCGCCCTCACTGCGGATAAAGAAATTCTTAACACTCTGAGCAGACGAGTTGTATATAGCAGAATCCGTCCTTGAAACCAAAGACGGACTAATCTCACCATACTGGAAGTTTGTTAAAGGTATTCTAGCTTTCTGCATTAGCTACGCCTATTCGTAATAAACCTCGAGGTAACAAGTTTTCTTGTTGTTTGTTGCTGCCCATCAATTGATCTAGCCTTAGCAAGTAAGCGATCATATTGATTAGCCATCATTACAGAAAGAGATTGGTCACGCGCCAATGCAGTAGCAAACACAACAGCCATTGCATACTCAACGCAGACAGAAAAATAAGAAGGCCAGTCGTTTTCCTCAGATCGATATGTGTAATCCACAACTAATTGATCCTGTGGAGATGCATCGCAAAAGATCTTGTTGCCATAGATTGTGTATTCAATCTGGAAGTCATTAACAGTAACCGCGTGAACAAATAACTGACCAGTGGGCAGTTGATACGCGGAATCAAAACGACCAGTAGGTTCGTCGCTTAATCTGTTAAGAACTGCTTGGTTTGTGGCAAAACGCCACCGAGTAGATACTAGGTTCGATCTAGCAATATCTTCATACATATTACCAGCAATCAAAGCCTCAGAGGTATCATCCTCAAAAGAAGTAATTGGCTCTGCACCAATCAAGATCAGAGCGCGACTACAAATGTCGATTGCACTATTTGCGGGTGTACTAAGAGCCATATTAACCTCTTATATGAAAGGGGGCCGTAGCCCCCAATCATTAGTCTGTGTCAGTATTTGTAATTGCAACACCATTTATAATGTCTACGACAGAGCCAGTATTTGAGTTGCAATACGCGTGAGAAACAACAGGTGTACCGCCAGTTGAAGTAACGATAACCATGTAATCGTTTACTTTAATCATGCCAGCCGCATCGTTGAAGTAACCCACTGTATTAACATCTGCAATAGCATCCGCTGTAGTATAGTGCCACATTGAAAAGCCAGACGCACCAGCAACACGAGATAGATTAGCTGAGTTATAAGCCATAGTCTAATCTCCTTAGTTGTTGTCTAGAACTTCGTAAATGCCGTTCGCGTCGATAGCGACTGAACCCATTGACATCATTGAGGTTGCTAGGTGTGCAACTTTTTGCGGTACATAGTTCACCTCTGTCTGTACGTCAGAGTTGATACCAATACCAACCGCAGTTGTATGGTAGGCAAAGTTCTTACCACCAGCTACAGCAGACGTTGAGAAGATCTTGAAGCCCAAGAACTCTTTCATTGTCATGCCGCCAGCAAACGGTAGGTTTTGTGGGCCTACATAGTCTGATGACGCAAACTCGTTAATGTTAAACAAGTCAGCAAAGCCAGCAGGTGACATTGCTAGGTAACGCTGTCCATCTTCTGGAATATCAGCAGTACCAAATGTTTCAAACAATGTTAGCAAGTCTGCTTTAACCAATGCACCAGTTGCATCAGCAATTGCAGTAGCATTTGCACCAGCGTCCATTGCAGCAACGATAAGCGCGTCTGTTTGACGACCTAGAGCAGCAGCAGCAGATTGAGCAACAGCTTGACGTTCATTGATGTTGATCTTCAATTCGTCTAGCTTGTCGATGTACTCAGCTGCATAGTAGTCAGCCATAGTCACTTCGACATTGGTGTGTGCTAGTTCCATTGTTGTAACGTCACCGTTACGTGATTTAGTTGATGCGGCACCTGTGCCGATCTTTTGGAATCGAGCTGTTGAGCCTGTCACATTCGTTGAGCGAATAGTGTTCCGTAGCTTGGAACCCATACGCTGATAAGCCATGTGAACTTCAGTCTCAAACTGCTTGATAAAGGCTTGGTCAATTGTATTAGCCATTTTAACAGTCCTAAGTTGAGTTTCGGTTTGCTACGGGTATCCGCACTTTCATCTCAACTCGGGTATCCTGTTAAGGGCCGATCAATGCGTTACGGGCCGCGATGTCAAATTGTAAACATTACTTTTATTTGGATTGCAACGCACAAATTCGACATACTTGCTAATTCCGTTTTGAGAAACACCGACAGCTTCGAACCCCAACCAAGATGCCCAATTAACCATAAACTCATAATCTGCAAGGATTGTCATGCTCATTCCATGCTGAGTCTGGTCAAAGAAACTAACTAGCATCTTCGATCCACGCGCTAGTAGTTTGAAGTTTTCTCTTACTTTGTAAGAGAACATCGCAAACATTTGAGGCCATTCTTCATTTGCTTCATGCCAAAGACCACCAGCAAAAACCAGATCCTTGTCTTTGTTGCGAACAATGTAAACCTCAGAAGAATCATACATATCTTGCAGCGCAGTAGATATGTCTTCATAGCCAAGTAGTTTTAGCTCTCGCTTGTTTTCTATTGAAAGAACTTCTTCTAACTCAGCAATGTGATGTTCTTTCATCGGGGTAAGGTAAGCCTCACCCCGAGTCATAATCTTAACCTCGTCCTGAATATAACTTCTGGAAACCATCGTTTACCTCTTTGATGTAGTCATTGTTGCGACGAGCGGGATGCCAGTAACGTTCATCCTCCATCATAGCGCGTAAACTTTCCTCAGTAATCTGACCAACAGGATTGGAGTCAGCATTTACAGAAGGCGATTTTAGTTTTTCCATAATAAATTCAAGGGCTTCCAATCCGTCAGCAGTCTCAGTCAATCGTTCGATTGCTGGCATATGTTGCTCTCCAAAGAACTGATTAGAAAACAAAGCAGCAGCTTCAATACGAGCAGATGCGTTATCACCTAGCTTTGCTATCTCAGCATCCATGTCAGGCACATCTGCATTTACAGCTTGCATATACATTTCAAGTCCCTTCTGGAACTCGTCTTGGCTGTATCCATTTTCAAAGGAATGCTCAGACCACCACTGTAGAAGCTCGTTATCAACCGCCATATCTTCATCTACAAAGTCAGGAAGCTGGTAATCACCAGCACTTTCAGGTCGATCCTTAAATGCTTCGTTCTGAATCTCCTCCATAAACTTAGCGCGAAAGTCTTCTTCTTTAGATCCCAGTTTGGATTCTAATTCTTTATACGCTTTAGCCAGATCTTCAGCGGTATTATACTTTTCTGGTAGCCACTCAGGACGTTCTTGCGATGGTTGCTCAAGGTCTTCAGCAACAACAAAGTCGCGTTCTTCAGCAGGTGGCAAGCCTTCGTTTACTGGTGCTTCTGTTTGTTCTTCAGCCATCTTTCTTTATCCTATGTCCTCTTTGCACATGACGTTCTATTAGTCCGACAAGATAGCGCTGCCCCTCGAGGTGGCGCAATTCATCAGTTGAGATATTTGGGCCACTCACCATCTCAATCGTAACGCTTCGCAAATATTTTAGAATTTCTTTGCCAGTAGGCTCTGAGAATACAGAAGCAATATTAAGACTGATCTTGTCTTCATCAGCCTTAGATCTTGTTACTCCGTCTAAACCAATATGGTTATTCTGCGGCAATCTGTGGTCCTGCGATCTGTTCCTGTTGTTGCATCTGAGCCATTTGCTGCATCATTGCAACTATTTGTTTACGCTCATCTGCATCACGAATCAACCCATCAGGTACACCAAATTTTTTCGCAAGGTGAATTGCTGTTTCTTCTGAGTTAATTAGCAGGTTCGTCATATCAGCACCGAAGTATGCGTTTACTAGTTCTAGGAACCTAGATACCGCAGTAATGTCTTGGTTTGACTGCGCTTGTGCAAGTGGTGAAACAGAACGGATCTTTACTTCACGACCATTTACAGTTGGCAGTTCAATGCGTCCTTGTTTCTTTAGGATGTGAATTACACGTTGCAACACTGGCTGAACAAGCTCCGCTTGCAATCGACCAAACGCAGATCCAATGCGACGAGATAGATCAGCCATACGCTCTGCAACTTCTGTAGCTGATGCTGGCGTTTTATCTGGATTACCTAGCATATCATTGTATAGCGCACGTTTAATATTCAAACGCATGTCACCAAGAACAAGATCCGCAACATCGAAGCGACCCGCTGCTTGTATAGGCTGTAATCCACCAGATTGAGGTGACTTAGGAATGATCGTCCCTGGCACTAGATTAATTGTATCAGGGTTAATAATGCCATCATCATCCATTTGATAGATGCCAGATATAGCCATCTGCGCATTTTCTAAGATAAGTTGGATAGTAAGGTTGGTTGTTTTGATAGCAGACAGCGCATTGATTAGGGGCCCACGACCATAGACTTCACCCGCACACTTAGACCAACGGAAGCAAACATATGGGTTAGATCCAACACCAGTAAAGCTATGCTCAACTAAATATGTTTTAGTAGACATATCAATTACATAATGAAGGTGAGCTTCTTGGTTTTTCTTTGAGTAATCCTTACAAACTACCTCAAGTACAGTACACTTACCTTCTGGATCCCGAGCAATACGCTGAGAAACCTTCTCATCAAACTGCCCATCAGGATAAAGATATGTAAGATCTGAATTACGAATGCCTTTACGCTCACGAAATACATGATCGATCTTATCATCAGGGCCAGTATCAAGAACAACATGAGGCAACGGAACCGCTGAGAACATAACAGGGTTTAATGCATCACCTTCTTCAACACATAGAACACCAGTACCGACAGCAAGATCCATAAAGGATTCGTGTACCTCTTGAGCAAAGTTAGAGTTTTGAAGGATCTCAAACACATACTCGGTAACTTCATCAAGGTCATTGTTTACTATGTCAGCTTCACTAGCAGGTATCTCTGATCCAGCAGTTAGGTCTGCCCAACGCGCAAAGTTAGGAACAAGGCCAGACTGTAGGCGAGATGCAAACTCTTGAACGCCAACTACAGCAGTTTCATCAAAGATCTTATCATCTCGACGCTGACCTGCCGTTTCATAGTAAAAGGATTCACGCTGCGGTAGCGCGTACTCATAACATTCCTCGAACAAGTCTACGAAGTTTTGCCGATGTGCTTTAGCTTTTTCGTAGCGCTCAAGGTATTTCTTAGGGTCATGCATTATAGATACCTGCTATAGAATCCGATTCCACCAGTAGAGCCAGTAAGAAGTGAACGGCGACCAGATCCACGACGCTTTCCAGTTGCGGGAGCAATCATAGAAGAACTAGCCATCATGCCTAGGTCACGTTCTTTTCCTGTAAGAACTTTCTTACCTGAACCATATTCCTGTGT